TTTGTTGATGCAGTTGTTACAGCTATCATAACACCCATTGGTATGAAGTTAGAAGGGATACCGATAGATGATTCTTTTCCTGTAGTGTCACCATTTGCAACAGTTACTGTTGCAGTGTACTGAGAAAAAGTCATTTCGTTTGTTAAAGCACCAGTAGACGCACTTTTAACAATTGTTTTAAAACCATTTTCTGATCTTATTGGTCCTGAAAATGTACTATTCGCCATAATTATCCTCCTAGTTTTATGAACGTAATCTCTAGGCCGTCGACTATACTCGTTTACGTTCTAATTAATTGTATAGTGATTATTTTATATACTAGATTTTTATAGAGTGCAAGAGAGCCTGTAGTGTGGAGTGTATTTTTCCAACGATGTAGCTTTTTATTAAGTAGCTACTGAAACTTGTGGAGCTGCATCTTCAACTTTATTTTCCAAGTGAGCTTTTTGTGCTTCCGCTGCTCTTATATGGGTAAGTACTTCTTTGACTTTTCTGTCAATCCTAACCATATTTAGGGTATATCTACCCTCCTTGAGATGCTCCTGCTCCCATTGAAGATCCAGACCTCTCTTCTTCGTGTAAAGGTCCTGTAGATGTTGCATCATCTCCTCCATTAATAACCTCCTCATAGGTTATTCTGTTAGTCTTGGGATCGTTCATTTCTCCAAGATAATCCCATTTTATATCACCTTTTCCTAATTTGTCAATAATAGCATTTTCAACAGATTCACTATTATCTTCAGCTAAAATATTAAATTTAGCATGATGTTTATAGGCATAGATATTTATAATGAGATTTTTCATGGATTTTTTCTTATGGTCTAATTGTGGCGGAACGGTGTCCCGCCACAAAAATTTAGTTATTAAGCACCTGGTGATGCAAAGATACCTCTATAGTCAGATACTCCAAATGAATATCTTTCTCTAGCTTTGTATCTTACGTTACCAGTATCGAAATCACCTTCCATCGCTGTTTTGATAGGAGATCTTTCGAAGTACTTCATACCGTTAGGCACATCAGTAATGATGTAGAACGCGTCAGTGTCAGTCAAGAAATTGTTGACTCTGTAGCCTTGTGGGACCAGACCCATAGAAGCTATCGCATTGATATCATTATCTGCTGTTGCCGTTCTACCCTGAGTTTTCATTAATCTCTCAGCTGTAAATTGAAGCTCAGAAGGCACAATCATTTTGACACCTCTTGCAGCAATTTTTAGACCTCTCTCGTCAGTCATTGCAGCAATATCAATTAATGATTGCTCTAATGAAGTCTCGTTCAAGTCAGCTGCAACTGTCAATGTATTAGATACAGTTCCTGAGATTGTTGGGTGAGACGTGTTAAATAAAGTTACACCGTCACCTGATTGGAAAGATCCACCAGGTAATCCATTAATTAACGGGTTAACCGATTTAACTTGTTTAGTATTTGCCATGGATCTAGCTAACGCTTTTGTATATCTTGAAGATATTTGATCATACAAGTTATCTTCGATCGCTTCCTCAGTTACCGCAAAGGCAAGAGCAATAGTCTCGTGACTATATCTTGCAGTGTAAGTTTCTTGAGCATTGTCAAAGCTTACACCTGATCCTTCAGGTTTTACTTGAGCTTGAGCGAAACCAGATAACATAACTTCTTCTTCAAACGCTCTGTCTGAAGATTCAGTTGTGTAGATTTCAGCGTGCTGATTCTCATAACGTTTATATTCCAGGCCGAATAAGGCATTCAAACCTGGCTCTAGTTCTTTGACTAGTTGTCCTCTAGAAATGGCCATAGTTATCCTCCTTATACTCCATTTACGTTCATGTCTAACTCGTGCTCGTTTATTCTAACGATCCAATTGACGTTAGCTGAACCAACATCATTGTTATCTGGATCTCTAGATAAACCTAGAATCTGCAAAGTAGCAGATGAGCCGTTTGCTAGAGTTGAATCATTTAATTCAACTGCGGACACGAAGTCTGGTGAGCTTCCTGCTGTGTACTCGATATCTGCAACGTTGAAGATATCTGTTTTAGCAGAGGCGCCAGTATTGTTTGTTTGTATTTCAAACCTCTCATACGGATCATCAGAAATGAATCCAACAATGTCAGTTGCAGTGTTAGATGCATTTAAGTGATTAGCAAAAGTAGGCTTGCTTGTAGTTGCGTCAGTAAAAAAGACACCGTTTATTGATCCTAATATTGCGCCACCTGCACCTGCAACTTCAATTGTTCCGTCAGATTTCATTTTGACAGGGTCATTAAAGTAAATAGCAGTTGCCGAAGCAGCTATATCATATTCGGATAAACCTTGGTTGTCTCTGTTCTGGCCAACTTTTCCGATCGGTTTTAAACCGAACGCAGCGTCTTTATTTGCCATATTAGTTGTCCTCCTTAGACATTTTTAGTTTATCCGGTGCTTTAGGAATTGTTAAAAAATTAACTTTTCTTTGAGCCACCGAAGGTTACACGAGTCTGTCGATCAATATTGATCGGCATACTTGGATGCTGTTCCTTCATAAGATCGTTATCGACTGCTTTAACTTTATCCTCATGCATTCTTCGATAATGTTCGTTTCTTTGTTCTGCGATCTCGTCTGGTATCCTAGCCAGCAATAGGCCACCAACTCCAATCATCCCCTTGTATTTTCCATCGTCGACAACTGGGTAATCTGGAAATTCATCAGCTCTCACTAATTCATAACCTTCTCTAAGTTTACCAGAAATATTTCTCGTATCCTGATAACCTTGAACCTCAGCCCTCAACCACTTATAACGGTAACCGTCTTTAGCAGGGGGTGTATCCAAGCTGTTGGATCTTTGCCAAACTTTAGGTCTAGATTCCTCTTCCCTAGTTTGACTTGCACGAGAAGCCCTTTTATCATTTTCTTTTTCCATATGCTACGCTCCTTCCGTGTTCATTAGTCGTTTTTGTTTTGCATAATCATCGAGTGACACACCTAATTTTTTAGCAATTGCTACCTCAGACGGTGTGAGTCTTTGGATTTTGCGACCTGTCTTACTACTACGCGTTGCCGAGGCAACAGTTTGAGTAGGTTTATTTGTCGTCTCTTCTTTATTCTTAACAAATTTATGAGGGAATTCAAGAGCTATTCTTCTATCTATTTCCTGATAATATTCTTCTGGATGTGAGATAGGATCATAGCCTTCTTCCTCAGTTAATTGTCTATGAATTGCTTTTGCACCTTCGGTCATAACAGGGTCTCTATTAAACCAAGTGTTTCTTTCTGCCCATTCTTGAGCTTTTGGATCTATCCTTCTTGGTTGAGGTTGTGCTATTTCTTGAGGTTGCTCGGTTATTTCCTCTTTAGGTTTAGATTGTCTTGCTTTCATGTCAATCAATCTAGCCTCTTCGTAACCTAATCTAGATATTTCTGCTTGTGCTGCAACTTCAGCTTGAAGATTATTTTCTTCTCTAGCTTTTGCAAGTTTAGCAACAGCAGCTTCCATACCAGATTTAACTCTACCTTCCATTTCTGAAACATAGTTAGTATCTAGTTTAGCTAATCTAGATTTTAATTTTTCTTGATCTGCTAAAACACTTTTTGCATAAAGAGTTGCGGCTTCTTCTCTTCGCTCTGCTTCACGCATTTTTTTAGTTAGTTTAGCAATTCTTCTTTTTACTCCATCAGAGTAATCATCTAACTCTTTCTTTTTTTCTTCGTTCGTTTCTTCTTCTTTAACTTCTTCTTTGTTGTCTTGAACATCCAACTGCTCATTTGATTTCTCAACTGTGTCAGTGGACTGATCGTTGTTTTCAATAGTTGATTCATTAACATCCTCCTTTGTTTCTGGAATTTCTATTTCAGCTCCAGGACCAGAGGTATCGATGTCAACCATTTTTTGATCTTCAGGCATAGTCCTCTCCTATGTTTAATATTGATGAAGTATATCTTCTGGATTTTCGATGGTTGCTAAAACTTCATCATCATTTAGCAATCTTACTTCTCCGCCATCGATCTGGATTCTAGATCCAGCATATCTTGCAAAAACTACCCAATCACCCTTCTTGCACCAAGGACCTTCAGGAAATTTTTCTTTATCATAACAATGTGGCCCCATGGCTAAAACTAATCCGCAGGTTGATGCTACTTGTTGTCTTTCTAAAGTATCTGCTCCTAAAAATAATCCACCTTTAGTTTTTTCTGGTAATTTAAATGGAAGAACTAACATTCTCCATCCAGTGGGTTTAGGTAATTTATCTGATTCTTTTTCTTTTAAACGCTCGTATGCGTTTATCTCTTCCTCTTTTTCTTTTTTATATTTTTCTTCTAACGCTAATTTAATTTTTGGTGGCGTCGAATTTGAGGATGTTGTCTCTCTTAGTTTCATTTTTTTGCTCCTTTGGGTTTAGCAGGTTAGAGATTTCCTGTACTACATATTGGTAGGCGTGAGCCTGTCCCAACATATACTTATATTTTTCCATATTGTCAATACCACCCGCTAGGATGTTATTTCCTATTGATTGATAAGCATCTTTCAATCTTTTTTGAAGTTTACTTATTACCTCTAGCTCTTCTAATTGCATCTTTGCCTTTCTTAAATATTGCAGCGACTTTTGATTTACCCATAACTTTGGCGCGCTGTTCACCAACAGTTAAAATTTGAATTTTTCTAGCAAACGGTTTACTAATTTTTTTAACTTTTGAAACTGTTTTTCTCGCATCTGTCGGCGTTGCAAACTTGATCTTAACAGTGTCACGCGGGTTTTCATCAGTATAAAGTCGTCTACCACTGCCTTTAGGTTTCTTACCTGTTCCCGTTTTTGGATCTGCCACCTATAACTCCTTTTAAAGTTTTTGCTTGACCTGCGTGTGCTTTAGATGCTTTTTTTAAAGCCTTTATGACTTTTTTTATTTTAGCTTTTTGTTTTTTCATATTTCTCCTTCCAATATTTTGCTCTTTCTAATCTTCTAATTCTATAATCTAGTTTGTCTAGTCCTAATATTTTTTTAAAAAAATCTACTAACATTTCCATCTTCTACGAGCCTGTCTTAATCTTGAATTAGGATCTCTCGCAGCTTTAGGAAACTTTTTCATTTGTCCTGCACTTCTAGCGCAGAATGATTTACGTCTCTTTGCAGCTTTAGATCCTGGTTTGACTTTGCCAGTGACCGCTGTTTTTAATTTAGAACCAGGATTTAATCTTCTGTAAGCCTTTACTCCAGCTTCAGTCATCCCTGCACCTTTTTTCGTAGCACGAAAATTTTTTTTATTTCTCGCAGGCATGGTACCCTTAGATAAATAAGCTCTACCCATACCTCTTGATTGCATCATCTCTTAAATCCTTTTAACATTGAACCATAATATTTTGATAAAGATGCATTGTTCAATGTTGTGCCTGCATAGTTTGTATTTATTGCAGGACCAATATATCCTCCACTAACTGCTTTTTTTCTTTTTGCAAATGTTGCTGCTCTAGATGGTGTAGGACCTGTATTCGCTTTCGCTTGTTTTCTTCTTACGGCACCCGCACGTTGCCCTTTGGTCATCCGTCTTGCTTTTGCAATGGGCACGCATTTTGGATAATTTTTTCTTTTTTCTCCACCACTTCTTCCACACTTCGGGTATGAGCCATCTTTTCGCCTGTTCGCAATATCGACCCAATTTTCCTTTACCCATGCTCTTAAGCCTTTCTCAGCCATTACACTTCAACCATAGTAGTCATATCAATAAGACCACCGTCAGCTGCTTTTTTACGTTTTTTCTTTTTGCCACCTGGTGTAACTTTACCAGAGCAAACAGCTGATGCATACATATTAGCATAGGCGCTAGGGTACACCTTAAACTTACGCTTTGCTGCGGCCTTACCTCTTGGACATAGTTTTGCCATTATACCTTCTTAGCTAATTTTTTATCTATTTTTACTTGAACTTTTTCTGGCAATTTAGAAAAACCTTTTAGTTTATTTGGAACTTTACCGTTTCCATTTGAACCTTCTTTATACATTTTTCTTTTCGCCATTCCACCACCCATCATTTTTTTTCTGGGTCTTACGCCGTAATCATTTCTCATTTTTT